TAAAATCTATAGCGAAACATTTTCTGCCTGACGATTTGGGGATTTTTGTCGTGCCTGACGAACTATGTAAGGGTTTTCATACGTTCAATTAAGCGATTTGCTCTGTTTGGAACGTCTACTTTTGCCCATTTGCTGTCTTGCATCTCTATAGCTGCTCTAGCAAAGTCCTGATCTACAATACTAGCTTGTAGCTTTTTAAAACCCTTGAGGCGATTGAAACCAAGATTATAGGACATATTAGCTAATATTCTTTGCGCCTCTTCAGGGAGCTTATCAAAGTTTGGATATATGGTACGACAATCTTTTATACAGACTTTTAAAAATTTATCAAAACACTCGTCAACTCTTTCTTGGGAAACCACAGTGCCAACCTCATAGTCATACTCTTCATCCCACTCTGTTACTAGTGTTCCGTAACCAAAAGTTTTATATCCAAGATGATCTAGGTAAATTATATGCTCACCATTTTCATTTAGCTTTTGACCTTCATCAGCTATCAATTCTTCTTTAAGTTTGTCGAGATCCATTAGTATTTCCATATTTGATTATCATTGCATTTTACGTTTTGAGAACTCCAATCCTCTTTGGGTAAATGTTGGTTTCTCTTTTGTAATTCTTTGAATATCTGCCTGACTTCGTTGTGTCCTGATCTTTTATCACTTCTACAACTCTTACAAAGTCTTACTTTTTCATATCTTGCGATTTGTACATAACTTCCACATTCAAGGCATCTTTGTTGTTCAAGCATTATCTTTTCCTATTTATTAGTTGTAGACCTTGTTTTCCAAAACGATATCCAAAAGATGAACCTATGACTATGTAAAGCATATTATGAAACCATGATGGAGTATGCTCATCTAAAAATATGAAACCATTTTTTACATATTCTTGTGTCCAAGGCAAAAAGCATCCAGTTAAAACTAAAATAAACCAAATAGTCCAAAGCTCATCTTTAATTGAATCACCCATGTGATCAGTAAGTTTTTGCTCTTGTAACATTGTTGAGGTTGCTTCAGTTTCATAAACTTTTGCCTCTGCTTTTGCTTTAGCAACCTTTACCTCTGTTTCAGCTTTTGATTTATCTACTCTTCCTTGTAGCCAAGTTCCTACTAAACTAGCTACTGGAGAAATAAATGCTTGGATCATCTGCCTACCTTTTTCATAGTAGCTTTGTGCGCCTGAGTAAAAGTCATAGGGTTTCTAGCTCTAGTCATAAGTCTTATCATCTCATCATTATGTTTTTTTGTGTGGTGCTTTGAATGTCTTTTCATTGCATCTGCTTGTCTTTTGGTTAGTTTTTTCATTTCTCACCCTTATGTTCGTGACCCATCCAAATGCCAAATATTCCAGTCATTACACCCATAACAACAGAAACAAATGCAGATTGAGGTGCAGTTGGATCTTCTAAATTCATAAACCATGAGGCAGTATTCCAACTCATAATTGTACTAACTAACATCATAATCCTTGGTAAAATTTTATATTTACCTTTTAAAAATTCTTCTTTGGTAATCAATATACTTTCACTTTCTTTGGATTGACCCTTGGAACTAGCTTACAAATGCACTCGTAGATAATATCTTCATCATTTCGTCTATATGATTGTTTGCTTAATATGCTTTTGAAATCCATGCATGACACTGCACTCCGGAAATAAATGCCTTGTTTGTCCATAGCTCCATTGAGACTACAGATCAGGAGAAAGGCACTAACACTCATATTATACCTTTTTTCTTTGCAATAATTGCTAGGACAGTTACAACCCCTGCACATAAAGCAGTTATCATTATTGCTAAAATTGTTTTTAAAATTATGTCTTGGATTTTTTCTTTTCTTTTCTTTGCAGCTATTGCAGCTTCTTTTCTTTTTTTTCTAGCCTCAGAACAAAAAGCTAAATAATCAGAATAAAGATTGGCTCTCCCATATAACTGCATAAACTCTCTAAGCTGATCTTGTTTTTTTCTGATCTGCTCAAGAGCCATAAATTCTTCTAAATCACTGTCTTGTTTGCCTAAAAAGTTAGTCCAAATACTATTTTTTCTTTTATGTAAATCGTTTCTTAACTGATCTTCTGCTGCACAAAATTTGGAAATCGCTGCTCCTGCATTTGCAATATCTCTTGAATTTTCAACTGTTTTTTTAATGACAGCAAAAGCAGCATTAGCTGCTGCCAACATCTCAAGCATGACATGATATACCTAACTTATTTGGAGAGAACTTTATCTAGTTTATCTTCTAGTCTGTGTAAGGCATCCATTAGCTTTGTAATGTCATCTCTTACATCATCTTTTCTTGCATAATTATATGCAATTTCTTCTCTTGTTTTATTGATTAATATTTGTTGCCTTTTGACCTCTTTTACGAGGTATGTGAACACCCAAGCAAAGGGAAGAATAACAAATGTCAATATTGCCGACCATATAACTTGGACATCTAGTTCCATCAATCTGCCTTAGAATTGTTTATGCTATTGATGGTTTCACTATTTGCAAGTGATGTTTTAAGATCAAATAAATATGATTGTTGTAGTTTGTTTGAATCTTCAAAAGCATCTTTGAGATCATTGCTTTGTTTCTGAAACTTGGCAACCTTGCCTACTAATCTTAATTGTTCTACTGACAAATCTTCTTGTTTGTACTCTTTGCCATCAATGGTTACGACTTGTGCTTGTTCACTCATCACCAAGATACCCCACTTGCTGTTGTTGGTGTCTTTGCTTCAGCTATCTGACTAGCAATACTATTTTCAATGCTCTTGACCTCATCTGTACCCAAAGCATCTTTCGCCCATTGTATAGCATTTGCTTCTTTGATGTCTTTGTATGCTATAAAGTCTTTGCCTAATGTTACACCTACTGATCCATATAATGAACCAGTATTGCCATCACTATCTGTATCACTTGCTCTCCAATGTATAGTTGTTACTACATCATCTTTGCCATCAAGTTTTATTGCTCTATCCATGCTGGATATTGTCCATGTTACTGCCATTTTATTCTCCTTTTAGTGCTTTTACTTCTGCTTCAAGTGTTTCTATTCTTGTCATAGCTTCTTGCAATGCTTTCATTGCTTTTATATATAAAACAGAATATCCAACACTTTTTATTCCATCTTCATCTTCTTTAACTAAACTGCTCATTCCAGATTCTTCTAAGTCTTGAGCAATAACTCCAATATGTTTTCTATTAGGATATTCTTTGAAATTAAAATTTTTGATTTGTAGAGCTTTTATATCTTCCCATTGCGAATTTGCAGGTTTTTCATTTTCTTTTAATTTTCTATCTGATATGCCACCATATCTATTATTTGTATTTGTAGTATCTCCATCACCTAAAATATTGAAGTTACCTGCATTACCAAAACATCTATAAACATTTTGACTTGCAGTTGCATCTCTTGCATGTTTAATTTGACCTTTTGGGTTACCAGATAAAAAAATTCCAAAATTACTTGTATCTATGGTAGAGTCTGTTCTTCCTATTATAACATCACTGGTAGTTATTCGCATACGTTCTGTATCTCCAGTAGATATTTTAATACTATTTGCATCTCTTAGATTAATATGACCTGAACCATCTTGATGTTGACCAAAATCAATACCAGTTTTAGATACTGCTGTTGTTTGAAATCTTGCAAAAGCAAAATCAGCATCAGTAAGGTGTAAAGGTTGAGATGGGTTCACTTGATTTATACCAATTTTCCCATCAGATTGTATTCGTAATCGTTCTAAGTTGTTTGTGCCAAACCTGAGCATAGCATTTTCTGTATTGTAAATATAAGAAGCTCCATCTCCTTGCACTTTGAATACTGTTCCATTCGTGTCTGAATCAGTTGTTAGTTGTAACGCAGAAGTTGAACTACCATTTGCATGAAGCAACTCATTAGGACTACTAGTACCAATACCAACCTTATTATTAGTCTGATCAACATATAATGGAGTGCCTGATCCAAATGCCTCTTTTTGATGAGAAAGCACCTCCCTAATCGCATTATTTACGTCGCTGGGGTTCATGCTATTTTCACCTAGATTTACACCTCCAACATCTGTGTTGTTGGCTGCAGTAGCATCATATTCGGTGATTTTGTCTTTTGCCATTAATTACTCCTATCCACAATACAATGCACAAGGAACTGTATAACTTCCGTCATCATAAGTTTCTTGTTTAATATTTGTTAATACTTTACCTAAAGTTTTACTTCTAATAATATCATCGTCTTGTACTTTAGCTGTGCCATCTCCGTTAGATGAAAGCAAATCTCCTGCTTGTACTGTTGTATCTTTGTTTATTCTTACTACATGAGTACCAATAGCAGTTACATACATATCATTAACTGTATCATCATCATTATCCCAACTAGCAAAAACTCCGTAAACTCTTTTGCTATCTTCTGTATCTGATATTTTACATTTAGTATGCTTATTATCATTTTCTTTGATTATTTTTGCATTATATTCTTTTTCTTTGTAGATATAAGTTATTGTGTCACCAACTTTTTTATTTAAAGGTAAACTAATAGATTCTTTAGTAAGGGTGTCATCAACAGTAAATTCTGCTTGATACCAATCACACATTTCATCAATAGTTTCAATAATTGTGCCTTTAAGAATTGTGGGTTTTGAATTATCTTTAAGTCTTGACCAGTGAGAACCACTAAACGCATTGTAACTGATGGTAGCTCCACTTGATGTTATATTACCTTCTGTAGCACTGTCTTGACGAAACCTTAAAAGCTCTCCATCACCTGTAAGTCTATTTAATTGTAGTAAAGTGCCATTGTCACGAGTTAATCCTAAAAATCCATTTGATGCAAACCCAGCACCTACATTAGCAGTATTATCTACTGTTTTTGCAATGAGGACAGCTCCATCATTAACTATTCGCATATGTTCATTTCCTGCAATACTGAATTGATGTCTAGTGCCATTGACATTCATATCAAACCCACCACCATCACCAAATACTACATTACCATGTACATCTAATTTTGCATCAGGGCTGCTATCTCCTATGCCAACGTTTTCAGAAATATCTATAGTAATAGCAGTAGCATCAGCATTATCGTCTATGCCATTACTTGTAAAAGCACCACATGATAAAGCACCAGTAACCGACAAAGCAGTTAGTGCCTGAGAGCCAGTGTCTACGTTCTTCAAATGACTCATAAGAGATCTCAGGGCATTGTTCACATCACTTGCTGCCATGCCCTCGTCAATATTTATAGAGTCAATATCCGTATTATTAGCTGCTGTAGCATCATATTGAGTAATATTATTTTTAGCCATTATTCACTTGCTCCTCTACCACTTGCTAATCCTAGTTGTTGTCCTAATAATCCAGTTGTTATACCTATGTTTCTTCCGGATGTTTGTCT